TGTAATGTATATTATATTATTATTGAAGTATCTTGAGTATGTATTATATTTATAATACTGTTTAATGTTAATGATACATTAGAAGTATAATTATTCAATGTATTATTTAATGCATAATCTCCTATAGGTTGATACGTTGATGCTGCTGTAGCTGATTGTAAATAACTTGGTAATGTAGTTAATATATTATTAATTGAAGTATCTTGAGATGTATTAATACTTATAATACTGTTTAATGTTAATGATATATTAGAAGTATAATTATTTAATGTATTATTTAATACATAATCTCCTATAGGTTGATAAGTTGATGCTGCTGTAGCTGATTGTAAGATAACTTGGTAATGTAGTTAATATATTATTAATTGAAGTATCTTGAGTATGTATTAATATTAATAATACTGTTTAACGTTAATGATACATTAGAAGTATAATTATTTAATGTATTATTTACTACATAATCTCCTATAGGTTGATAAGTTGATGCTGCTGTAGCTGATTGTAAATAACTTGGTAATGTATTTAATATATTATTTATTGAAGTATCTTGAGTATTATTTAATATTAATAATACTGTTTAACGTTAATGATACATTAGAAGTATAATTATTTAATGTATTATTTAATACATAATCTCCTATAGGTTGATACGTTGATGCTGCTGTAGCTGATTGTAAATAACTTGGTAATGTATTTAATATATTATTTATTGAAGTATCTTGAGTATGTATTTATATTAATAATACTGTTTAATGTTAATGATACATTAGAAGTATAATTATTTAATGTATTATTTACTACATAATCTCCTACTAGGTTGATAAGTTGATGCTGCTGTAGCTGATTGTAAATAACTTGGTAATGTAGTTAATATATTATTTATTGAAGTATCTTGAGTATTGTTTTTATTTATAATACTGTTTAATGTTAATGATACATTAGAAGTATAATTATTCAATGTATTATTTAATACATAATCTCCTATAGGTTGATACGTTGATGCTGCTGTAGCTGATTGTAAATAACTTGGTAATGTATTTAATATATTATTTATTGAAGTATCTTGAGTATTATTTATATTTATAATACTGTTTAATGTTAATGATACATTAGAAGTATAATTATTCAATGTATTATTTAATACATAATCTCCTATAGGTTGATAAGTTGAAGCGGCTGTAGCACTTTGTAAATAACTTGGTAATGTAATTAATATATGTTTAATTTCAGTATCTTGAGTATTGTTTTTATTAAACACAGTTCCAAATGTTGAATTTATTATTCTCGATATGTATATTAAAAGAATCGATTGATAATAACAATGGCAAGACAGTGGTTATATTTGTAATATGCTGGTCTTGACTTGCATTTTTCGAAATAATACTACTAAGGGTAGAATTAACAGACCCCTTATAATTATCAAAATTTACAGTTTGCAAATACGAAGGAAGAGTATTATTTATATTAGTTAATAAATCATTTCTGAGTATTATTAACGGAAATAATATTATTTATTGTCAAACTGATATTTGAAGAATAATTATTAAATTCTGATACTAATAAATGATTTGCTATTGTTGTATTAAATTCGTGGGTTTGTAAATATGATAAAATTGTATTACTTATATTACTTAATAACGTGTTTTGATTCTCATTTGTTGTTATGATACTTGGTAAAGTTGTGTTTTGAAAATTAGAGAAGGTAGTTGTTAGTAAATATTGATTACGAAGATTGAACCTAATCGAATCATCCGACATCTTTGTTATTGCTATTGTATCACTGAACCTGTCAAGGGATAGCTTTCCTCAACCCCGTCAAAGGCATAATAAAACGGAGAAGCAAATGGAAGGTTTAAGTCTGGAATTTGAAGACTGATGTTTAATCCTTGAGGCTCTGACTTGCGAACCAAAATTTAAGATTTGCCCTGTTGTTATCCTAATGTTTTGTATCATTGAAACATTATTGTTAGCCCGTTCTAATCCTGCAAGGGCTATTGCTTGAACACTGTTGATTTTATCAATTAAACTCATAATAATATAATATATTTAAGAAAATAATATATCAATATTAAATTTTAGCGAGGTATAAAATTAGCGGAACCTATAAACTGGCGGGCGGGAGTTATACAAGTTGGACGCTGGCGGATTTTGGGTTTCGCTAAATATATTTGGCTAATTTTTATTATTATTTTCTAATATATTTTATATAATATTATGGATCCTACACACGTATATTTAAATTTAGATGTAGTCAATAATTCCACAACCAATGCACAACCTTTGGTATTCAACGAGACGAGGAATATGCCGTTTTTAACTAATAGTGAAAATTATTTCTGTTCCGTTGTTCAGATTTACTTTACAGACATCGAACAGTTTACCTGTGTTTATTCCTGATATACTAACGGGTCAGTCTGATTATGATAAAACCGTTTACGCCATTACTATGTCATTAACACAGATTACAACAAGCACACCATCTGGAGAAAAGATTATACACTACAAAGATTAGAAGCGCATATATTCAATACGCACGACAAGATGCGACAGTCCCCTTACCGAGTCCGCCTTCCACACGAGTAGATACAAGTTCAAGCGTATTATTTTGTATATAATATTAACGATTGGGTAGATATGATTAATCTTTGTTTTAAACAATTAACTACTCAATTAATTACTGACTTTTATTCAACATTCGATTTTAACCAACCATTTATAACGTATGACATTTCGTCTGGTTTATTTACATTGCATTCGGATAACTCAAAAGATTTTATAGGAAGCGGTGGGACATTCGATTTAAGGATTGGATTTAACTCAAGATTGTATAATATATTACCGTTTAGTTCAATGAAGCTCCCAGTATCACTCGACACAGACAATCCATCCTTTGGAACTATTTACAGATTAAATTTATTTAATAAATCTGATTCAAACGTTAGTATCATTTATTCATCAGCTGATACACCCGAGAGGTATATTGTATTACAGACAGAGTTCTCACCGATTAGTATCATGAATCCGATTAGAAATGTATATTTTACAACGTAATACACTTACCTATTGTTCCTACGCTAGTAAGTCCACCTAAAATATTAGGTGATACAAATATATCAGTGAGTTCTGTATCTGGAGAATTTATCTAATATTATAGCAGATTACAGTATCCCTGTATCTGCACAGAATAATTATAATGGTGAAATTATATACGCACCGAGTGCGGAATATAGATTATTATCAATGAATTCATCAACTAATTTAAACAGAATTGACATTCAAGCATTTTGGGAAAGTAAAACAGGATTATCTTATCCTATTTATATGCCGCCGGGACTTGTTCAAATATAAAATTATTATTTAGACATGTTCGTTTTAATATTAGTTATTAATTTTAAAAAATAGAATTTTAAATATATTTTTATTTTTTGAAAAATAATTTTCTAATATATATTATATATGGCCGATACTATTCGTAAAGTAAAAGTGGTCGATGATGTTATCGCAACCGAAAGCGAAGTCCAATACGGTGTTCTTGTCGGTGGTCAAAATATCACGGCACAACATTTTAAAGCAATCAGTGCAACTCCAAATAGTATGGTGTTTAACATTGTTGTACCCAGTCTTGAAACTATATTCAGATAGACATTTAATGGTATCAACAACGTTAACATTTAAGATAACCTATAAGGATTCTAATGGTGGAACAACCAAGCCAGCGGGTCGTCCATTGATTTCTATTGGAACTACCGATGCCCTTGCAAATTTCCCACTTAACAGATTAATCAGCACCATCCAATGCAGTATTAACAATAACACAATCTCATTACAACAGTCTGACGTGTTTGATATTCTCCTCCGATTATATGACCCAGACACTTTAGCCAAATATGATGGCAAAACGCCAACAACTTGTGATTACTTATCTGACTACGGAGACGGTGTCGAGGCTCTAAATTATGTGATAGACTGGAACGGTGATACAAGTGGTGCAGGAACAAAAGCTTCAAGTGTTTGGCATTGGTGCGCCCACTGGCGCTGCTACTGACAATTATCGAACCCGAGAACAAGCCTTCATCAACCACAATCATAATGTTTTAGGCTTTGACTCAATCAGAACCGCGGGTAGCTCACATTTCCACCGACCTAGGGGTGTATTTATGGTTGACAAGGTCTTCACCTCCACGGCTGCTGACTATGCACCTACAGGACTTCCCGATGCTGGTAGTTCAGAGGTGTATGTCCAAGTAACAGTTAAAGAACCTCTATTCCTAAGTCCGTTCCTTGTAGGGGCAGACTCAGAGGGACATCATCCGGGTATATACGGTATTAATAATATGAACTTAACCGTTAATTTCCTTAATTCTGCAAACCGTGCATGGCGTTCTGCCAGATACCCTGTAAACATAACTGACCCTCTTAATCCTTTATTCTTTGGCAAGGAAGTGTCTTTAGTTAAAGTTGAAGATGCTATTATCGAGTGCAAATTCTATACACCTAAGGGTAGTATGCTTCAAAATCCTAGATGTGTAGTCAATTATCACGAATACGGTATATATCGTACAAGTAATTTACCTACAATTCCGAAACCAACCGCCGATCCACGATTACACGGTATTATGACACAGAATGGATTTCCCACATGGAATTCTGCAAGACTTACATCAGCAAATATTCAACTGTCGTCAATCCCAGACAAAATCATCGTCTGTGCCAGACGCATTCAATCTAACCTAAAACCAACAGATGCCGACACGTATTTAGTCATAAATGATGTAAGAGTCAATTTTAATAACGCAAGTGGATTACTTGCGACGTTCAGTCAGGAACAACTATACGATGCATCGGTAAGTTCTGGGTTAAAGAATCTGACTTGGGAAGAGTTCTCTGGAGCAACTCTTACATCGGCATCTGACGGATTTTTGCTACAGGAGCCACGGCGGCTGAAATCGCAGCTGCAACTCCAAATGCCGAAGGTGCATATAACGGTTGGGCACGCAATGCATATTCAGGCACTGGAGGTACGGGTGAATCGTTAGGCTTCAAACAAATCCCTACTACTGGCTCTATCTTGGTTCTAGATATGGGTCGGGTAATTCAACTACCGCAAGAGTTTGATGCACCCGGAAACATTGGGCAGTTCTCTCTACAAGATAATCGCTAACTGTCACAATCCACATAAACAAGACTGGAATCACAAACGAATACGAGTTAGTTGTTCTTGTAGTCAATGCGGGTGTTCTGATAACACAACAGGGTAGCTAGTTCGAGTTATATTGGTTTATTAACTAAATCTGACACACTGGCCACAATTAGAAGAACCCGAGTTTATCACGCATTCTCATATGAATAAACTTACAGGTGGCAGCTTTTTAGGCTCTCTCAAAAATGCAATGCACTGGGTTGCATTCAAAAATTACTCCGATGAAAAACTGGGTAGCTCAACATATTGACCATCCCATCGCAAATAAAGCGGTTGAAGTAGCCTCCGCATTAGGATATGGAATGACAGGCGGACAAAGTCATAACAAATTACACGATAGATTATTATGTAAATAATTTCTAATTCATTATATATTATATAATGAATAGAATTGAACAAATAATGAAAAAGCCATTAAGTGATACTGATTTAAAAACCATACTTGGAGAAGACACAAAGATTATCACATATCCAGAGTTATCCAAATACAATAACATAGAAGAACTACTACCTAACTCTTATGATTTTGTAATAATTTTATTATTAGAAAGTCCCGCTAGTGGCCATTGGACTTGCTCTGTTAAAATATAACGACGGTTATGAATTTTTTGACAGCTACGGAATGCACCAGACTGCGGATTTAAGCCATTGGCTAACACCAAACGAACGATTAAAACTTGGAGAAAATAAAAAATATTTAAGTTTATTATTACAAGGAAAACTATATGTTTATAATAAAATAAAATATCAAGTTATGAAGCGAGGTGTGAACACTTGTGGAGACCACGTCTCGTATCGTTGTTGGTTATTTAAAAAGAAACAATTTAATTTAAGAGATTATCAAAAACACATTGAAAACTCTACGAGACTATATGGATTAACACCAGACCAGCTTGTAGCAAAATTCGTAAGTGATAATTTATAAAAAATATAATACTTATTATATATGTTCGAATATATAATAAATATTATATCTACTATGTTCCATACTGCATCAAATCATATCAGATGCCGTATAAAGTCAAAGTGTTGTTTTAAATCAACAAACGTGGATGTTCCCGTTGATATTCACACTCCAAAAATAATAGAAATAATAAATATATTTAATTATTCAAATAAACATTTATTTGATAAACAAACATCAATTTAGAAATATTAATTATAATAATTATACGTTTAATTATTATAATTAAATATTTCTCTATTAAATATATATATAGTAGTTTAATAATGCCATTCTCTAACCCGTATAATGCACAAATTAAAGATAAATTAAAAATATAGCTTACGCTAAAGCAGCCCATTTAAAGCAAGTAGCAGAACAATCCAGCATACTGTTGATACACCATCTCAGCAGGATTTTCTAACAGCAGTAGCTCATCCCGAACTCGAAGGGGGCTCTGGTAATCTTGCGGCTTCAGTTCGTTTGACTTAGGAATTGAACCTAAAACCGTAGGAGGTAATAAAGTTGTCAAACATCGAAAACCACGAACAAAGAAACTAATACAAGCGATAGAAAATACTCAACCTATAACAGAAAAAGCATTGGTAGCATCTGGAATAACAGCCGCAGGTGCGCCAAAACCTAAACGTGTTAGAGTTAAGAAAAGTCAAAGGAGGCGACTTTAATGATGTTATGTCGAACAGTCAGGCGATGTCGCATCACCGTTGGAGATGAGCTAAAACAGCAGCTCACGCAGCACCTCTGTTCATTAGCAGGTTTAGGCAAAGAGAAGAAGGCGAGAAAGCCATCAGAATGGAACACACTCGTATCCAAAATTAGAAAAGAAAAGGAATATCTTTAAAAGATGCAATGAAACATATAAAGGAAAATAATCTTTATCAGAAAAAAACTAAAACGGGAGGCAGTGCTCGTTTTCCCCTTTCACAGGAAAGTGTAGATGCAACCATAAAAGATGCGATGCCATCAACAATGCAAAAGACAGGCAATGTCAAGTCATTAAAATTTAATTAAAATCTAAACTTTATTAGATGCCTTCGAGAATACTTGAAAAAATAAAGGAACGAGTAAAACAATTAAATGAACAAGCCACCGAAACCAAAAACAAAAGAACAACAAATGAATTTTGGAATTTTAAAAAGTTCAGAACACCTTGCCAAACTTAGAACAAGCAACAAAGACCAAACACCAATAGCAAGAAAAAATAAATAATATAATATAATTTTAATTTTCTGAATTATATTATATTATCATGAGTAGGAAAGTATTCAGAGAACAACAGATACAAGAGTATTTAAATCAAGACAGTAGACGGTCATCATTGGTAGCCGATATGATTAAACAAGGCGTATCACGCTTTGAGCCAGTAGTTGACCCGATGCAACGAGAACAACTGAATATGCTTGACATAAAAAATGTTGGAGATTATATTAATCAAGTTAAAATTAAATTAACTGAAAAATTAAATATATTTGATACAATTTTACACACATCTAACTTGTTTGGTCCAGATATCGCTGCAAATATTGATAAAATATTTAATTATATTTCTGACATGATTGATTTTAATAAAATTATACAAGTATATTTTAAATCCAAGTAATACACCACAGACACGCCAAGAAATTATGAATAAGATTACACAGTTTAAACCAAACTTTGAAAATTACAAAAACTAACTGAAGATTTATTAAAGAAAATGATAACAGAAGACAAAGCACCTATATTTAATAAATTCTTTGTTAAATCATTGAGACCATTAGCACTTTATGATTTAGTCGTCAATCAATTTAAAACCAATAGATACTTTGCAATAACAGAAAGAGACATAGAAGACCGTATGATGTCTATTATTAGTCAAACACCATCGGTTTCTGGTGTAATCCAGAAGTATAACTTAAGCATCAAAGCACCACCTGCTCCCCCTGCTGCACCAATAGCGGCGCACCTGCGGGCAGCACCTATAGCGGGAGCACCTGCTGCGGCTGCACCTGCTGCTGCAGGCTGCACCTGCTGCGGCTGCACCTGGGGCTGCACCTGCTGCGGCTGCACCCGCACCAATGGAAATGGCTAGTTTACCTCAAGGCGGGACACCTGTTCCTGCAACGAACGATAGCAGAAATGGCTACAAACAATCAGCACGTGACTATCGTCAATATGCAGATGATTATATGCGTTCAATGGTAACTCCGTTCGGAACACCTGATGTCCCGAGACCCGAAGGCTTACCCAGATTATCATTAAGTGAGGAAGCAAGAACAGCACAGTCGCAAGGACCAGTCAGGGTAGGAACTCTAGGACAGCCCGAAGGCACCCGAAGAACACTGGAGTACGATATGTCAAGCCCACGATGCAACAGCGCAGAACTGTAGAACAGCAACAGCAAGACGAACAGAAAGAACTTGAAGAATTATACAAACAACAAGAAATGTACCACCAATTCGACGAAGCTTATCAAGCCTTTAAGGCATCTGCCGAAAATATGAGTCTCGATCGACCTAAACCGTTCTATAGATGAGTTTAAGAAACGTGCAATGTCAGAACTACGGCAACTAGAAGCCGTTGACTTTACTAAAGGGATATACAAACCGAACAGGATAGAATAGGTGAACAATACGAAGGAAAAATTAAGGAGTTGAATATATCATCATTTATTGCATCCAATAAAAAAACTAGCTTGGATGTACTCAAGGACATAACTCCAAATAGTATTCCAGAATGGATTAAAACAGATGAAGGTGTTTTGAGAAAGTTGAAAAATTATGGAAGACTAATTACAGAACAGATGTAAATCTACAAGACTTGCAATATGGAAACCATAAAACAAACGATAGACGATATGTTAACATTCGACCAAAGCATGATGGACAAAAAGCGTAAGGAGTTGGGGTTAGACAGAGCGGTCGAAGGCTCATCCACAGAAGACGATGCCTTACTCCAAAGATTTACTGAGAGCAGACGTAACCAACGTGTTAC